CGAGCACTAAAACATTTAAATTATTAAATGCAGGTAGTGGTGATTTTAATTTTGAAGCATCAAGTGCAACTTTTGCAGGTAGGGTAATAATACAAGACACAGACACGGAAAGCTTTAAAATAAATGGAACTTCCGCTACTGGTTCATTTGTAAGATACCAAACAAATGGAACTAATATTGGTTTCTTTGGCGCGGCTTACCATTTAATAGGTAGTTCACCAGCTGGATATGAAAATGATTTTGGGATAAGAGCAGAATCAGATTTAAGATTTACTATTGGGGCGTCAGAAAAAATGTCTATTATAAATAATGGTAATGTAGGTATTGGAACTAATGCTCCTGAATCAAAATTAACAATTAAAGGAGACCCAGGTAATACAAGTCAACCAGTAAGAATTACAAATGCTACGTCAGATACACATACAGGACTATTTTTAAATGGAACAGGTAATGCTGTAGGTGAAAAATACGGTATGCAATTTGGAGGTTATAATCAATATTCTATTGGCGGTATATTTGGAGTAATGGATTCAACTTCTGCTAGTACGTCAGGAGATATTACTTTTGATTTAGGAAATGGAACTGCAGCAGGAGCATTAATAGAAAGAATGCGTGTTACTCATGAAGGTAACGTAGGTATTGGAACGACTAGTCCAACTGCTAAGTTAACAGTAGTAGGTTTAGCAGAACATGCAGATAACGCTGCAGCAATTAGTGCGGGATTAACGACTGGTGCTTTTTACAGAACCGGTGATTTATTAAAAGTAGTACATTAAGATATGGCAATAAAGTTCTCTCAATTTATAACACAAACAAGCGCCTCTTCCCTTAGCCACATAGTAGGTTACAATGGAGCCGACAATATTCAAATAACTCCCGCAGACTTTTTCACAAGTTTTGCTACGGGGACCACTGGTTTTATACCTAAATGGACAAGTTCTTCAAACTTAGGAGATAGTATATTAGAAGTTAACAGCGCTTTACCAGATGATGTTTTAATGCCACGATATATAAGGCATTCTGGAGACACTAATACTTCTTTTGGTTTTCCCAGCAATGATACTTTTGTAGTATCTACAAGCGGAAGCGAAGTAATCCGTGTTAATTCTAGTGGTAACGTTGGAATTGGAACTAATACCCCATCTTCTACCTTACAAATATCAGGAACTTTAGATGCAAGTGGAATATCACAACTTGGATCTGGCGGATCTAATGTATATTTAACATCTTCTAGCGCGGGTAATGTAGGTATTGGTACGAGTAGCCCTAGTCAAAAATTAGCTGTAACAGGAAATATTGGTTTATCGGGGTCTGTACTTTTTGAAGATAATCAAGGTATCAATTTTGGTAATAGTAATGCAAGGATATATGGTTCAAGTAGCGATGGCATAAAGTTTAACGCAAGTGGTTCGGAAGCAATGCGTTTAAATCAATCAGGCAACGTAGGTATCGGGACGACAAGTCCCGCTGCTAAACTAGATGTAAATATTAATGATGATGGTACTACTGACTTAAATGCTTTAATATTAAAAAGAACTTGGACAAACCCAGGAACAAATGATAGAGCTCACGGTATATTGTTTAGTGATTTTAATTCTTCTATGGCAACTATATATGCAGATAGAACAAATTCAGCTACTAACTTTAATAGTGACTTGTTATTTGCTACAAACACAGGTAGTAACGGTACTGCTTTATCAACTAAAATGATTATTAAAAATGCAGGCAACGTTGGGATTGGAACGAGTAGTCCTGATAACAAGCTTGATGTTGTTGTAAGTGATGTTAATATTACACCTAATTCAGAAAGTTCTGCTGTATTTAGACGAAATGGTAACAACTACATAAGCATATTATCTAGTTCTAGTAATTTTGGCGGTATATTGTTTGGTGAAGAAACCGATGCAAATGATGGTGCTTTAACTTATGATCACCCTAATGGTAATATGATATTTGAAACTAGGGATGCAGAAAGAATGCGTATAACATCTACGGGCAACGTAGGTATCGGAACTACTAGTCCTAGTGCTAAATTAGAAGTAGCAGGTGGTGCAGATACCCAAGCAGTAATTACAGGAACTACAACTGCTGCAAGATTAGATATAAAAACAAATTCACACCATAGATTTTTACAAACAATAGAGTCAGATGGTAGATTTAGATTATTTAATCAAACTACAAATTCAGAACAATTTAGTGTCGCAAGCAACAATAACGCAACTTTTGCAGGAGATGTTAATGTGCAAGATAATTTATACTTGCAAGATGGGCCTACAGTAAGAGCTAAAATACAATTAAACTCAAGCGATAGAGACAATGTAGATATTAAAGCAGTCTCTTTAGGTTCATTAATGAGATTTTATACAGTTGATACTTTAGCTTTAACTTTAGATGACTCACAAAACGCAACTTTTGAAGGAACTGTTTTAATTGATGGTGTTTTAAATTACACAGGATTAGAGATTAAAGGGTCGGGTGCTTCAAGACCTTCTATACAATGGTCAAATGCAACACAAGGCGATTTGGGTTCTATATTTGGAACAGAAGCAAACGCTTTAGTTTTAACAAGTGGCTCAGGTAATTTAACCACGTTAACTTTAGATTCTTCTCAAAACGCAACTTTTGCAGGTGACGTGATTATGTCAAAAAACGCTGGGCCTACATTAAACATGAATACTAATTCAGCGGGTAATACTTCTAAAATTTTATTACACGAGGGTACTACTGCAAGCCCACAAAATGGTGCATCTATAAGATATGATGGCTCTACTAATAATTTTAAAATTGGTGTTGGCACAAATGTAGACACAACAAGATTAACAATAGATAGAGGAACTGGACTTGCAACTTTTGCAAATGATGTATCTGTAACAGGTACTACATTTTTAGATGGGCTTGTAACAATTGACCATAATTTAAACATACAAAATAACGGTGTGCTTAAAATTGCTGGAACAGAAGTCATATCAGCAACAAGAGCAATAAACGCTACATCAGCAACTTTTGCAGGTAATATTGTCATGGGTGATAATGATGTTACTGGTATAGATGAATTAGTTTGGACTTCAGGAACAAAACTTAGAGATAATAACACAAATTATTTACAATTAAATTACGCGTCTGGTGGTGCTGGTGGTATATTAATAGTAGATGGAGACAACACAACACAAGGATATATATATGCCGATGGTCAAGCAACATCATCTTTTGGTTTATTAGATGGATCAGGTTCTTGGGCTGTTAAATGCGTTGAAGATGCAGAAGTTGAATTAAGATATGATAACTCAAAGAAATTTGAAACTACAAATATAGGAGTTAGTGTTACAGGAGATGTAATTGTAAAAGAAGCAGGACAACAATCTACATTTGAAACAAGTGGAAATGATTTGGTTTTAAGTGCAAATTCAGGTCAAACAAATGTTACTCCAAATATTATATTTAAAAGTTCTGTAAGTGGTGGTGCTATAAATGAAAAAATGCGTATAAGCAGTTCAGGTTATATATATGTAAATACTGGTGGAGCAGAACCTGGTGCTTCACAAGTTGGAGTTAGAATTACTGGTACTCAAGGTCAAGCTTTTTGGAATAGTGCTAACTCAGGAACTACTGGTTATAATCATTTTAATTTTTATAATGATAATGGAGCAGTAGGTTCTATTGTAACAAATGGTTCTGCAACTGCGTTTAATACTTCTTCTGATTATAGATTAAAAGAAGATTTACAAGACTTTAATGGACTTGATAAAGTTTCTAAAATACCTGTATATGATTTTAAATGGAAAGTAGATGATTCTAGATCATATGGAGTATTAGCTCATGAACTACAAGAAGTTGTGCCTAACGCTGTAAATGGTGAAAAAGACGCAGAAGAAATGCAAGGCGTAGATTACAGTAAAGTAGTACCATTATTAGTAAAATCAATACAAGAGCTTAAGGCAGAAGTAGAAGATTTAAAATCAAAAATATAAATTATCTTTGTAAATATGATATATACAACAACAACCACCTGGGGTAGTGACTTAGAAGTCGAATACAAATACGTAGAAAATAATAAATAATAATACAAAATGAAATTCTACACTAAGAAAACAACAGAAGAAATCTTAGCTCAAATAGAAATTGATAAGATCAATGCTAAAAGTACAGCTAAAGAAATTGCATCGAAACATTTAGGAAAGCATGCAATTAATTACATAACTATACTTGTTGTAATAGGCGTAGTTAGCTCTCAGTTTTTAGAAGGTGGTGCTTTAACAGCGGTTATTGGATTGGTTTCTACCGCAGCAATGGCTTTGATAGGTATACTCCAACATATTGTTGGTGCTAAAGAAAAAGAGGAGAAGCCAGAACTAGAGATAATAAAAAGTTTAATTAAAGAACTTTCAGATAAGGAAGACGATCCTATGCAGGTAGATGTGACTGACACAGATGTTACAGTAACTAAAGGAGAAAGTAAAGTAACAGCAAGTAAAAAGAAATAACATGGCACAAAAAATAAGCGAAGAAACAGAGGTAAGATTAGATTTAAAGACAATAGGAATTATTGTTGGCGGCGTAATCTCTCTTACTAGCATGTACTTTGTTTTGAAGTCAGATATAGCATTGGCTATGGAAAGACCAGAGCCTGAAGTTTCTAAAATTGAGTGGTCTTATAAGGACGAGCTTGTGCGTTCGGAAATATCTAGCACTAACGAAAAGGTGCAGGGTTTAGAAAAATCCGTAGAAGAAATAAAACAACAACTAAATAAAATTGACGAAAGACTATATGAAATTAGTAAACAAAGATGAGATGTGCAATAATTGCCTTTTTCCTGACATGTGTCACTTTTGCTCAAACTGATATTGAAATAATTCAGTTTAGCGCCTCTTTTGTCAAAGACAATGAGATTGAATTAAAAAGTTTTAGATATGATTCTGAAACTATCTATATGTCTAATTCCAAAGACAAGTTCAATAAATACAATATTAAATACATACCAACCATTATATTATTTTATAATGACGAAGAATATTATAGAGTAGAATCAGGTATAAGTTTAAAATTGCCTGACAACTCTATTGAATTAATAGAAAACAAAATAGAAGAAATTATAGAAAGTAAATTTTAAATATGAAAAAATTAATAACATTAATACTTATACTTTCAACCTTTAATGTATCATCACAAGTTATTGATACGGATAAAAAGTTAGAAGATAAGATTGTAAAAAAATATAAAACAAAAGATTTTTTTAAAAAGATATATAAAGATATTTTTAAATACAGCACTGTTTATGTAGCTGGAAACATAGATAATCCTAAAGAAAACCCTAAAGATTATTTTGTAAGAACCAACCCCGATGGCAACTTATATGCCCCGCCTGTTGTAGTTGACGGTACCGACTATTACGACTTTGATTATCGTTATGGTTTTGGAATCCGTAAGTTAGCACGTTTTGACTACGAGATCAAAGGGAAACACTACTACGATGGCACAGAAAACAATATCGGACTATCAGCACCTAACTCACCCGTTGATGGCTTAGAGTACACAATACATTATGAAAAAGAAAGGTCTAGGGACGAAGTCTTTACAAATCATAGGTATTTTGTAAAGCATAGCGGCAAGTATCATGTAGCAAAAATAGAAAGCAGAAAACAAGGAAAAGTAGATTTTAATTACAAATCAGCAGAGTTAAGAGCAAAACTTCCAATAGGAAAAAAACTATCTATATCTGCCGGCGCAATCTATAGAACTCATATTCGCCCTTATGGATATAATCCGGTAGAAATATGGCTTAACGAAACAGATGAAAATGGTTGGCCAATTAACCCTTGGTATACTTTGGGTTTTGAATATGGTTATGACGATATATATTACACACAAGAAGATCAGAATGGAAATGAAATATCAGATTGGTATTGGATAAACCCTCAAGGTGAAGTTGTAGCTCATACAGATTTAGAATTCAGGGATACAGTATTTGCGGATTTAATGAATCGATATAATGAAGAGATTTGGAGTGAGCTAGATACATTTGGTGTTATCAGTCCAATTGTCGGATTTGATGTGTACCATTACAAAAGAAATTTTTGGCTACACGCGTATGGATCATATTTACTTCCGTATCACAAGTATGTACAGGGTGATGAATCTTTCAGTTATTTAAATCGAAATAATTGGGGGCTCGGAGGATTAAGACAAGATGTAGACTTAGAGCAATGGGAGGATTGGCAGGCAGGCATTTCACTTGGATGGAAGCTGTCAAAAAATATTGGAATATTTGTTGAGGGTGAATATACAAGGTTTTGGGATTCTGAAATTTATCAATCTTCGGTAGGTTTAAACTTTAGATTATGATGAATAAAATACCTAACGATAAACTGCTTCATTTTTTTTGGGGAGGCATATCTGCTTTCCCTTTAATCTATTTATTCTCTATTTACGGATTTATTTTTTCCTTAACTTTGTATGCAGCAAAAGAAATCATTTATGATTGGAGAATGGGTAAGGGAAATCCAGAGTTTTTAGATTTTGTTTACTCTAGTGTACCTGCGATATTTTATTTAATATTAAAATTAAATTTATGAATAGAATTAGTGATCACATAACGTATGCAGAAGCTATACATTCTAATACGGCTAAAAGAAAAAAGATAGACAACACCCCAAACCCCACTCAAATTGCATCAATGGCAACAGTTGCTGAAATGGTCTTTGAGCCTTTAAGGTCTTGGGTTGGTGGGCCGATAAAAGTTAATTCATTTTTCAGATCACCATCTTTGAATGAAGCTATTGGCGGGGTAAGTTCCAGCCAGCATTGCAAAGGTCAAGCAATTGATTTGGATGATGTATATGGGTATAAGTCTAATGCAGAAATGTTTATGTACATACGAGAAAATTTAGATTTTGATCAACTAATATGGGAGTTTGGTACAGACATGAATCCTAATTGGATTCACGTTTCATATGTATCAAAAGATGAAAACAGAAACAGATGTTTGAAAGCATATAAAGAAGATGATAAAACTAAATACAAGGTAATATGAGTTCTAAAAAACCTTTTAAAAACACAACCATTGGACAATTATTGTTTGGAGCAGCATCTGTAATTAATCCTACATTAGGAAATATATTACAAGGTGTTACCAGTCCACAAGAAGCAATTGCTGAAATAACTAAATCGGACGTTCCGGCTGACGATAAAATTAAATTACAGCAATTAATATTCGAACAACAAAATAAAGAAATAGAAGCTATTACTTCTAGATGGAAAGCTGATTCTATGTCAGACTCATGGATGTCGAAAAATGTACGTCCACTAGTATTAATATGGTGTATAGTTGTTTTTTCATTTGCTGGAATATTAGACAGTGTTGAAACTATACCATTTACAATACATGATAATTGGAATTCAACATTTGAAAATGTAATGATGGCCGTGGTTTTAGCCTATTTCGGAGGAAGGTCGAGCGAAAAAGCAATGAATATATTTAAAAAGTAATGGCTAGAAGAGTAATAAATCCTATTGAGTACAAAAAGGTAAGAAAAAAAAGACCCGGCATACATGCCAAGACTAAAACTAGTAAATTAAAAAGTAGTAAATTGTATAAAAAATTAAACATAGGTCAAGGATAATGGCAAAAAAAGGAAGAACAAAAGGAAATAAAATATGTCCAGCTGGAATAGCTTGGGCAAAAAGGACTTTTGATAGATACCCATCAGCATATGCAAACATGGCTGCGAGTAAATATTGTAAGGATCCCAACTATGCTAAGAAAGCAAAAGGAAAATAATAAATAACAAGTAAAAAAATAAATCATGAAAATGAAAAAAACGATGCTTAATGCTGTGCAAAAAGTAAAAATGGCAATGGGTAAAAAAATGCCTAAGCTATCTATGGAATATCCAAAAATGAATAAAGGTTTTGATTCACTACCTTCTGATGTTCAAAATAAGATTATGAAAAAGAAACCTAAAGTGACAAAGAAAGTAGGCACTGGAGAAGGAAGAGCTAAACGAAAAGCTATACTAGATAAAGTTAGAAAAAAAGGTGAAGCAAAAGTAAGCCAAGATGTAGAAGATAGAAATAAGCGTATGGGTGGAAGAAGTACAATGAGAGACCCTTTACCGCCTAGGATGGTGATGGCTAAGAAGAAGCCTAAAATGGCTATGAGAAAGAAAAAGTAATGGCATTTAATTTAAAAAATATTTATGAGGTTTTCGGACACAATAAAGAATTCTCTAACGGAGATAGAATTGTTGTGGAAAAAAAAATGTCTAAAAAAGTTTTAGGTCAAATAAATCCTAATGGTGTTATTGAAATAAATAAAGATGCAACACCTGCAAATAAACGTAGGGCAGTAAAGCATGAGCAAGTTCATTTAGATCAAATTAGATTAGGCTTGTTGCATTTTGATCATAACAATTATCATTATAGAGAAAGCATAACCTCACCAATACAGACAATACCAAGTAGTAAGATTAACACACACGACAGAAGTTTGCCGTGGGAAATACAAGCACACAATGGGCGAATTAAAAAAATGGGTTAAACAAAAGTGGGTTCGGATTGGAACCGATGGTACAATTAAAGGCCCTTGCGGTACATCTAAAAATAAAAAGAATCCTGACAGATGTTTGCCATTAGCGAAAGCTAGAAGATTAAGTAAAAAACAATTAGCAGCAACAGCTAAGAAAAAAAAGAGACAAGGTGGATCTCGTCAATTTGTTTCTAATACTAGTGCTGCAAAAGTAAGAAACGCGTAACATGGCAGCTAAAAAAAACATGCCTTGTAATAAAGTGAGGCCATCTACAAGACCAGGTAAAAAGAAAATGGTCAAAGCTTGTGAGGGTGGTAGAGAAAAATTAATTCACTTTGGAGCTAAAGGTTATGGGCATAATTATTCTGCAGCAGCAAGAAAAAGCTTTAGAGCAAGACATAAGTGTGGAACAGCCAAATCAAAACTAACAGCTAGATATTGGGCGTGCAAAAAATTATGGGCAGGTAAGGGTGGCAGCACCAAGTCTTCTCCTAAAAATAGACAGGGAAAATATTAGTATCTTTGTAAATATTTAATAATCTAAAAAATGGCACTAATACCCACAGGACAACAATTTCACACTTTATCATCTACAGTAAGCACACTTGAAAGAGGTTCTGCTTTTGCAAATGCAAGCAGAGAATCATTTACAATGCAAGATATAATAGACACTATATCAGCAACAGGAGGAGCAATTGACGGGTCTGGTACAGCTAGAACAATTCCTTTTTTTATAGATTCTAATACTATTGGAGATTCACCCTTGATAGTAAGCACTTTTACCCCTGGCGATGGCTTAGCGCAAATAAAATTCACTGATGGGTATAGATTTATTATAAATAGGCCAGCAACTGTAACTAGTGGAGATCAAGAATATGCAATTACTCAAGATGATGTTAATAAAGTTTCATTCGGTTGGGATGATGATGGAGGTGGTTTTGGATTTTTATATAACTGGGCTGGATTTGGTTGGAGAATTGGAGCAGCAGGTAATAATCCTATGCTTGAGATTGTTACAACTGCAGGATCAGAAAGTGTAAATCTTCATAAACAAGTTGAATTTAAAGATTACGGAAGTGGTACTTATACAGGTACAGCAGCTTATACTCTAGCAGTTGATGCTAGTGGTAATGTAATAGAAGAAACTGCTGGAGGCGGAGGAGTTCCTTTTATTTTAGGAGGAACAAATTTTGCAAACTCTCTTAAAGTTGGAGATACTACTACAGGTACATTAAGCGCTGCAGAGTATAATGTAGGAGTCGGTGTTGCCTCTATGGATGCTATCACAAGCGCCGACAGTTGTACGGCAGTAGGCTGGAGTAGTCTTAGCACTCTTACATCAGGAGGAGACAATACAGCCATGGGAAGTTTGGCAGGTAACGGTATAAGTTCAGGACAGAACAATGTAAATATTGGAGCAAAATCATGTCAAAGTGGTAATATAAATTATAGCACAGGTGTGGGAGCCAGAACCTTGAGGTTTGGAGCAGTAGGAGCAGATAATAATGTAGCAGTAGGGTTTAGTGCAGGGATACAAACAGAAGGAGCTCAAAACACAATGTTAGGGGCTCAAGCTGGAGGTAATTTAACTACAGGGGCTAACAATACAATTGTAGGATATGACGCAGAGCCATCATCCGCTACAGTATCCAATGAAATAACTTTAGGTAATTCAAGTGTTTCTGTCATAAGAGCGGCTGTAACAAGTATAACCTCATTGTCTGATGAAAGAGATAAAAAAGATATAAAAGACATTACATACGGATTGGATTTTGTAAGTAAACTAAAACCAAGGGAATTTGTATGGGACAATAGAGTAGAAAAAAGAGTTGTATTAGATGACGAGGGTAATGTAGGGAGTGAAATAGAACACTACAGTGATAATAAAAACAAAAAAGATTTTGGATTTATTGCACAAGAAGTTCAGGTTCACGACGATGATACCTTAAGATTAATATACGATGCAAACCCTGATAAATTAGAAATGAGTTACGGTAAATTAGTACCCATACTAGTTAAAGCAATTCAAGAATTAAAAGATGAATTAGATAAAAAACAAGATAAATAATATGCTATGGCAATAATTCCAAATTCGCAACAATTTCACACACTTTCCTCCTCAGTAGATACTACAGAGAGAGGGTCAGCTCGCGCTAATGCAAGCAGAGAGTCATACACAATGCAGGACATTAAAGATACTATTCCGGCAGCTACAAGCATAAATGAATTAAGTGATGCCTCGGCAGGAGGGGGAACTGAGGCTACAGGAACAGTCATAAACCTAGGCACAAAAGCAACATGGTCTGGCCCTGGAGGATTAGGTTATCAGGGTGGGCAAAGTGTGGTTTTAGGATTTAAAGCCTTAGAAGTATATAACACAACAGTAAACACAGCTAATAACTTTGGAAGACATATTTCTATTGGGTATAAGTCAAACAACTTAAGAGATGGATCTATTCACGCCTGGAATGCCTTTGCAATTGGAAATTATGCAGCAGAAAAATGGAACCCTTCATCCGCAGTAAATCAAATATATGCGATAGGTAACCTGTCTATGGCAAATACTATAAACGCCACTGATTGTATAGCAATAGGGCCACAAAGTCTACAATCACTTGGAAATTTTCAAGACACCGTTGCGGATCCCAATGCTAATAGATATAATATATATGTAGGCGGGTATACTGGTTGGATGAGAGGAAAAAACAATGTATCTGTAGGATGGCAAATAGGCCCATCTTATAACACAGCTCAAAACACTACACCAGCCGATTCGAATACCATGATAGGTCACCAAGCTGGGCAGGGAAATAGTGGTGGGGGCACCTCTGGTACATATGCAGTGCAAAACGTTACATGTTTAGGTGCTTTTTCTAAAACTAGCACTTTTGATGCTACAAATGAAATTACACTTGGTGATTCAAATATTACAGCTTTAAGATGTAATGTCACAACCATAACTAGTTTATCAGATGAAAGAGATAAAAAAGATATAGCTGATTTAGATAAAGGGCTGGATACCGTAATGAATTTAAAACCGCGTAAATTTATTTGGAATAACAGACCGGAGCAAAGAATAAAAGATATTACACCTGCTGAAATCGATGAAGAAGGTCAGATAATTAAGGATAGTGAAATTATGTATGAAGAAGTTAATAGTACAAGAAAAGGTGCTAAGGATATAGGTTTTATTGCGCAAGAACTACAAGCTGTAGACGATGAATTTATGCAACTAGTTTTTGACAAAAACCCTGATAAACTAGAAGCTAGTTACGGAAGATTAATTCCAGTGCTCGTAAAAGCAATACAGGAATTAAAAGCTGAACTAGATTTGTTAAAGTAAATAATAATATATAAATTTGAAAAACATAAATATTAAAATTAAATAAAATGAGTGAACAAGTAAAAAAAGTAAGTGAAGAGCATCTAGGCAAACTTCAAGAATTAAACCAACAATTCACCACCATGCATCAACAAGTTGCTGAGCTAGAGGTAAGAAAATTCCAGGTAGTAGCTGGTATTGAAACTTTAAGAGCTGAGTTTAAAACTTTTGAAGGCGAGTTAATTAAAGAATACGGAGACAACGTAGTCATTAATTTACAAACTGGTGAAATAAAAGACAAACCAGAAGATGGCGAAAATAAGTAATATAACAGCATACCCTACAATTAGTAATCTAGATGGAAGCGATTACTTAATTATAACAGATGCAAATAATTCATTAGCAACTAAAACTGTGACTCTTTCACAAGTTCAAAGTTTTTTAGGTTTAGCTGCGGATTCTCCTGTAATAGCAAATGTTTCTGTAAGTAGCGCAACCTTATTAACATTAGCTACTACGCCAGCAACTTTAGTTGCAGCACCAGGAGCAGGAAAAGTTCTTGATATAATAAGCATAATGTGTTATATGGACGCAGGGGCAACTCCTTATGATTTCACACCTAGTTTGCCAGTTAAAATAGGTTCTGAAACGATAGGATCGGTTTCAAATGGCGCAACAGCTATGAATACAGCTGTGGACGCAGTTTTTAAACCTGAGACTCCTAACTCCTCTACAGAGATTATAGCGCAAAACACTGCGTTAACTTTACACGCTGGTGGAAGTAATCCTACACAGGGTACAGGAGTTTTATATGTAAATGTATACTACAGGGTGTTAACTGTCGGTTCAAGCTTCTAATCAAAATGGATATTAGGAAGATTTCAATAGGCTCGGACTATAAGTCTAGCGCTATGCACTATCTTGTAGGTCAATCAATTTTAGGTGGCTCGTATACTATTCATTTAATTCAATACGAAAGCAGTAGTGATTCAATAAAAATATGGATAGAAAGGCAAAATGAAATATTACTATGGAAAGAGTTTAACTCTAACATGCCTATATCTATAGAATATAATATTAATTTTTAATGAAATCCCCACACTATTTTATTGTAAAACCTTTGAAGGGTAGAAGGTATGATAATATAAAAAAAATAGGTGGAATAGATTTTTACACTAGCGTATCACAGGAAGATCACACGGCTACAAACAGATTTGCAGAAGTTGTAAGCACCCCTTTAAATTACAAAGGTGATATAAATAAGGGGGATATTCTGTTAGTTCATCATAATGTATTTAAGATATATTATGACATGAAGGGTAGGGAGAAAAGTGGTAGAAGTTTTTTCAAAGAAGATTTGTTTTTTATAGACTATGATCAGTTCTATATGTATTGCAAAAATAATAAATGGAAAACTCATTCAAAGTATTGTTTTATAAAACCTGTTTCAGTTCGCGAATCTATAATCATGAAGCCAGTTGAAGAAGAACCATTAGTGGGTATTGTTAAATACACTAATCCTATATTGACAAAACTAGGCGTAAAAGAAAACGATGAAGTGGTGTTTGAGCCAGAATGCGAGTATCCATTTTATATAAATGGAGAGAAGCTATACAGAATGTTTTGGAACAATATAACTATGGTATTATGAAGTCATCAGAAGATTTAAAGCTCGATATAATAAGCGCAGGTAGAGAGGCTGTAGCTCAGTTAATTAAAGTTGCTAAAGAAGATATAATTAAGTACGATAAAGATGATGAGTTGGCGGCAGATAGATTAAAAAATGCGGCGGCTACAAAAAAGCTAGCTATATTTGACGCGTTTGAAATATTAACTAGAATTGAATTAGAAAAAGATTTGTTGAACGGAGTAGAAAAAGAAGAGGAAAAATCAAGACAGGGGTTTGCAGAAAGAAGGTCAAAATAAATTATACAAGGTAGTTGGTAATCATGTATCTAAGCAGTCTATGCTTAAGATGAATCAAAATAAATCTTGGCAATATGGATACAATCCAAAGCACGATATAGTTGTAATTAGTAAAGACGGAACCATAGGTGAAATTTATAATATAAATGGTCTACTAATAGGATTGCCCAAAGCACCTAAAAACATACACAAAAATTCAAAAAAATCAGCCGATCAGCATTGGCTTGCTTTTGAATATCCCAAGTCATTATCTAGAATTAATTCAATATTTCAATGGCATGAAATGAGTAGTGAATTTAAAAATGAATGGGTAAACTATATAGAGTCTGAGTTTGACAGAAGAGAAGAAGGTTTTTGGTTTTACAATAATGGGGCGCCTACATACATAACAGGTACACACTACATGTATTTACAGTGGACTAAAATAGATATAGGAAAGCCAGAATTTAGAGAGGCCAATAGAATATTTTACATATTTTGGGAAGCTTGTAAAGCGGACAAGAGAAGTTTTGGAATGTGTTATCTTAAGATTAGACGTTCAGGATTTTCGTTTATGGGATCTTGTGAGGCTGTTAATACCGCTACAATTAGCAAGGACGCAAGAGTAGGTATACTATCTAAAACAGGATCTGATGCAAAAAAAATGTTTACTGACAAAGTAGTACCTATATCTAATAACTATCCTTTCTTTTTTAAACCTATACAAGATGGTATGGATAGACCCAAGACAGAGTTAGCTTATAGGGTGCCAGCTTCTAAGATAACAAAAAAGAATATGTTTGAAACAGAAGATGAAGAACTGGAGGGATTAGATACAACCATCGACTGGAAAAATACTGCAGATAATAGTTATGATGGTGAGAAACTAAAACTACTAATTCATGATGAATCAGGTAAATGGCTTAAGCCAGACAATATTATAAATAACTGGAATGTTACTAAAACCTGTTTAAGATTAGGTAGTAAAGTTATAGGAAAATGTATGATGGGTTCTACTTCAAATGCATTGGATAAGGGAGGTGAAAATTTTAAAAAATTATTCTACAATTCTGATGTAACTAAAAGAAATCAAAACGGTCAAACCAAAAGTGGATTATATAATTTGTTTATACCTATGGAATGGAACTTTGAAGGCTACATAGATAAGTATGGTATGCCGGTATTTAACACACCTGATACAGGGATAGAGGGTTCGGATGGTGAATTAATATATCAAGGCGCATTAAATTATTGGGAAAATGAAGTGGAGTCATTGAAGAAAGATCCAGACGTATTAAATGAATTTTACAGGCAGTTTCCAAGAACAGATTCTCATGCCTTTAGAGACGAGAGTAAACAATCTTTGTTTAACCTAACTAAAATTTATCAGCAAATTGATTACAATGATTCTTTAATTAAAGAGCATTATTTAACAAGAGGTAGATTTAGTTGGAAAGATGGAATAAAAGATACTAAGGTGGTTTGGTCACCTGACAACAGGGGTAGATTTTTGGTGTCATGGATACCGGAAAAAAACTTACAAAACTGCAGGTTAAATCAAAATGGAAAGTACCTTCCAGGTAACGAACATTTAGGTAGTTTCGGTTGTGATTCTTATGATATATCAGGCACAGTTGGTGGCGGAGGATCAAACGGGGCACTACATGGGTTAACTAAATTTAATATGGATAACGCTCCTAGTAATGAATTTTTTTTAGAATATGTAGCTAGACCTCAAACAGCAGAATTGTTTTTTGAAGATGTATTGATGGCTTGTGTTTTTTATGGAATGCCTATATTAGTAGAAAATAATAAACCGAGATTGTTGTACCATTTTAAAAATAGGGGGTATAGAAAATACTGCATGAATCGACCGGATAAAATATTTAATAAACTTTCTAAATCTGAAAAAGAAATAGGAGGAATACCTAATTCTTCTGAAGAAGTAAAACAAGCTCACGCAAGTGCGATTGAAAGTTATATAGAGAAACATGTAGGAATGGATATGGATGGTATGTTTAGGGAAAAATTAGATATGGGCTCTATGTATTTTAACCGAACTTTAGAGGATTGGGCAAGGTTCAATATTAATAACCGAACTAAGTTTGATGCAACTATTAGTTCTGGGTTGGCTATTATGGCTAATCAAAAGCACTTATATACACCACAAAAAAAAGAGTCAAAAATAAAGATTAACTTTGCAAGGTATAATAATAAAGGATTATATAGCGAAATACGCAATTAATGGTAGATGTTAAAATTGATATAAACCCAGTTGGGTTTCCGGATTTATTTGTTTCTGATAGTGAAAAAGATACAGTAGAGTATGGATTGCAGATTGGACAGGCAATTCAGTACGAATGGTTTCGTAAAGATAGTAGTACTTGTAGGTTTTATTCTCAATGGAGAGATTACCATAGACTACGACTTTATGCTAGAGGCGAGCAGTCAGTTCAGAAATATAAAAATGAATTAGCAATTGATGGGGATTTAAGTTATTTAAACTTAGATTGGACTCCAGTTCCCATCATTCCAAAGTTTGTAGATATTGTTGTAAATGGTATGTCAGATAGACTATTTAAAGTTCAAGCGTATGCTCAAGACGCTTTATCTGCAGAAAAAAGATCTTCCTTCCAAGACATGATCGAATCAGATATGGTTGCCAAACCTATACTTTCCCAAATACAAAAAGGCTTTGGAGTAAATCCTTTTGCTACTGATCCTGATGAGCTTCCTAATAATGATGAAGAACTGGCGTTGTATATGCAATTAAATTACAAGCCGGGGATAGAGATAGCAGAAGAAGAAGCTATAAATACTTTATTTGAAGAAAATCATTATTCACACACTAGAAGACGTGTTGATTATGATATCACAGTATTAGGTATTGGAATAACTAAGCAGTATTTTTTACCAGGTGAAGGTGTAAAAATAGATTATGTAGATCCTGCTAATGTAGTGTATAGTTACACTGAAGACCCTTACTTCAAAGATTGTTTTTATTGGGGTGAAATAAAAACTGTTCCAATGACTGAGCTTCCCAAAATAGATCCTACATTAACAAATGAAGATTTAGAAGAGATAGCAAAATATAGTCAAGCTTGGTATGATTATTATAATGTAGCGCAGTTTTATGAAAACAGTGTTTTCTACCGAGACACAGCAACACTTTTATATTTTAATTATAAAACTACAAATTCAATAGTTTATAAAAAGAAAAAATTAGACGGCGGAGGAGCTAGGGTTATTGAGAAAAACGATGAGTTTAATCCTCCAGAGGAGATGATGGAAGAAGGTAACTTTGAAAAAGTTGAAAAGAAAATTGATGTCTGGTATGAGGGCGTTATGGTGATGGGTACAAACATTGTCCTTCAGTGGAAAAAAATGGAGAATATGGTTAGACCTCAATCCGCTTCTCAACACGCTATGCCTAATTACGTTGCTTGTGCTCCAAGAATGTATAAAGGAATTATAGAATCTTTAGTGAGACGTATGATTACATTTGCTGATTTAATACAAATGACTCACTTAAAACTACAACAAGTAATTGCGAGGACAGTGCCAGATGGTGTATTCATTGACGCAGATGGATTGAATGAAGTTGATCTAGGAACAGGAAATGCCTATAATCCACAAGACGCATTAAGATTATATTTTCAAACAGGTTCTGTAATAGGAAGAAGCTATACCCAAGATGGCGAGTTTAATAATGCCAGAGTACCAATACAGCAATTAACAGCTAGTAGTGGTCAAGGAAAAATAAATAGTTTAGTAGGTACTTATAACCATTATATGGATATGCTAAGGGGTGTTACCGGATTAAATGAAGCTAGGGATGGAACTAAGCCAGATCCTTATGCGCTAGTAGGTGTTCAAAAATTAGCAGCATTAAATTCAAATACTGCAACTAGACATATTTTACAAGGTAGTTTATACATTACTCAAACATTAGCCGAAGCTTTATCTATTAGAGTTGCCGATATTCTACAATATGCAGAATTCAAAGAGGAGTTTAAAATGCAGATAGGTAAGTATAATGTTGGAATCCTGGAAGAAATAAATGATTTATATATATACGACTTTGGCATATTTATAGAAGTTGCTCCAGATGAAGAAGAAAAAGCTCAACTAGAGCAAAACATCCAGATGGCATTATCTAAAAACGATATTAACTTGGAGGACGCAATAGATATAAGAGAGCTTAAAAACATAAAGTTGGCTAATCAATTATTAAAAGTAAAAAGACAAAAGAAACAAGAAAAAGATCAGCAGTTTGCTATGACTCAAAAACAAATGGATGCGCAGACAAAAATGCAAGTTCAACAAATGCAAGCTGAGCAGGAAATGAGAAAGATACAAATGGAAGGTCAAATGCAAATGCAAGCAAAACAGGCTGAAGTAGCTTTTGATATAGAGAAGTTGAAAAACGAAGCAATGTTAAAACGTGAGTTAATGCAAGTAGAGTTTGATTTCAATATGCAGTTAAAAGGAAGAGAAGAGCAGGCTATAGACAAAAGAGAACAAGAAAGGGAAAAAGCTAAAAACAAAAGAATTAGTCAAGCTAATACTGAACAATCACAATTGATCCAGCAAAGAAAAAACAATCTGCCTCCTATTAGCTTTGAATCAAATGAAGATACGCTAGATGGATTTGACTTAGCAGAATTCGAGCCTAGATAATGTTTGATAATTTTAATATTGAAAGATATAAGCAAATTACTTTTCCTAAAGATAACTCCTTAAGAACATTGAGTGAAATAAAAAAATTAAAACTAATGCCATTAAATAAAGTTTTGCCGCCTAAATATGACGATATAGGTAATGTATTTCAAAATATTTTTTCACACCGAGCAGAATCTTTTCCATACAGGGTGGTGCAAAAATTGATAGAAGAATCCGAACCTGTAATTAAAAAAATAAAAAACTATCATAATAGACCAAGGCCTAATGTAAATGCAAAAAAATTTAAGATTGATTTAGATTATTTAAAAATGAAAAGCGCACAAACGCCTTCATTTCCGTCAGGTCACTCAGCGCAATCAAAATTAGTGGCATTGGCATTAACAAGTATTTACCCTCATTTAAAAAGAGAATTTGATAAAGCCGCTGAAAATATATCTAATAGTAGAATAGTTGCAAGAGTGCATTATGAATCCGATAAAACAGTGGGGGAAAAATTAGGAGTAGATCTTTATAACCATATAAAGCATCTTAAATATATTTAGAATTATTGTTTAACTTTGTAAAAATTAAATCAAATGGAAATAAAAGTAAGAGATTTAGGTGAAATAGAATCTAAGTCGACACAAGAAATCGAAAAACAACTATTGGAAAAACACGAAGCTCAACAAGCATCGATGGATAACCCAAAGCCACAAGACGAGGTTCAACGAGTAAACCTCCAAGAGACTCCAAAGGAAACTCCAAAGGAAACTCCAAAGGAAGAGAAGGTGGTTGAAGAAAAAATTGAAGAACCTGTTGTAGAGGCACCTAGTGAATCTACACCAGAGATGTCTGAAAATGACGTTCTTTCATATATTGCAAACAAGTATGGCGAAGAAGTAAGTTCGCTAGACGACTTCATTGTAAAGCGAAGTTCATCTGAAGAATTACCGGAGGATGTAAAAGCTTACTTTGATTATAAAAAAGAAACAGGAAGAGGAATAGATGATTTTGTTAGATTACAACAAGACTATGATTCAATGAATCCTGATTCTTTAATTGCTAATTATTATTCTGCAACAGAAGAAGGATTAGATTCAGAGGATATTAAATATCTAATGGATGATAAATTTGGATTTGATGATGAATTAGATGATGAAAAAGAAAAAAAGAAAAAACAATTAGCAAAAAAAAGAGAGCTATCTAAAGCTAAGAAATACTTTAAAGAGCAAAAAGAAAAATACAAACTACCTCTTGAGTCAAGAGAAGTTGTTTCTGAAAGCAATAAAAAGGAAGTCGAAGCTTATAGAAAGTACATAGAGGAAAATGCTGCGTATGAAAAAGATGCAGCGCAGAAGCTACAGTGGTTCAAAGAAGAAACTAATAAAGTCTTTAATAAAGATTTCAAAGGTTTTGAGTTTGTTATTAACGAAAAGAAAATTTCTTATTTACCTGGGTCTGTAGAGGATGTAAAAAATAGTCAGTCAAGTATCGAAAATTTTATTGGAAGATATGTTGATGATAAAGGATTGGTTAAAAACACCTCGCAGTATCATAGGGCTTTATCTATGGCAATGAATCCGGACAAGTATGCTAAGTTCTTTTACGAGCAAGGCAAGGCGGATGCAGTGGACAGTATATCTAAAAAAACAAAAAATATAAATATGGATGTAAGGTCTGCTCCACAAGTCACATCAAAATCAGGGTTCAAAGTAAGGTCGTTAAACCAAGACTCAGGTCGAGGTTTGAAGATCAGGAGTATAAAAAAAAGTAATTAATAACAATTTAAAAATTAAAAATTATGGCTGGTTCAGTTAGCGCTACTCCTACATTTGCACTACAACCTAGTGCAGAAAGAGTAGCCGTACAATCAAACTACATAACTAACTTTAACTTCTTAAATCAGTATCTACCGGATACTTATGAAAAGGAGTTTGAGAGATACGGGAATAGAACAGTGGCATCATTCTTAAGAATGGTAGGCGCTGAAATGCCTTCTAACTCTGACCTTATCAAATGGGCGGAGCAAGGAAGATTACACACTAAGTACACAAATGTAACTTCAGCTGCAGCAGCAGCTCAGGATACAGCTACATTAACAATCAATGACACTCTTGTACCAGGTACAGGTGGAATTGCAATTAGAGTAGGTCAAACATTTATGTTGTCTGACAGTTCAATTGGTTCTACTAACAGTAACAAAGGTATCGTTACTGCAGTAAACTATGGTGCAGGTACAATTGATGTTGCGTACTATGAAGCAGGTGGTCAAACAATGGCTGCAGCTGTACAGTGTTCATTATTTATCTATGGTTCTGAATTCCAAAAAGGTTCAGTTGCTATGGCTAATTCATTAGAGGCTGATGACGTGATCTTCAGCAATAGTCCAATTATCATTAAAGATCTTTACGAAGTATCTGGTTCTGATATGGCGCAAATCGGATGGATTGAAGTAACTACTGAAAATGGAGCTACAGGATACCTATGGTATTTAAAATCAGAGCATGAAACAAGACTAAGATTCGAGGATTACCTAGAGACAGCAATGGTGGAAGCAGTTCCAGCAGAAGCAGGTTCTGGTGTGGCAGCTATTGCAGCTGGTGTAGCATCAGGTACAGGTAACAAAGGATCTGAAGGATTATTTTATGTATTAGGTCAAAGAGGAAATGTATGGGGCGGTGGAATTCCAGCGGCTTTAGCAGACTTTGACGCTGTTATTCAGAGATTAGATAAGCAAGGTGCTATCGAAGAAAATGTATTATTTGTGAACAGAGAGTTTTCTTTTGACATTGATGATATGTTAGCTGCACAGAATTCATACGGTGCAGGTGGTAGTTCTTACGGGTTATTTGATAATGACGAAGAAATGGCATTGAATTTAGGATTCTCTGGGTTCAGAAGAGGTTATGACTTCTACAAAACAGATTGGAAATACCTTAACGACCCTACTATGAGAGGAGATATTGTTGGAGGAAAAATCAACGGTGTACTTGTACCTGCTGGTTCTACTTCAGTATACGATCAAATCTTAGGTAAGAACGCTAAGAGACCATTCTTACACGTAAGATATAGAGCTTCTGAAACTGAAGATAGAAGATACAAAACATGGATTACTGGTTCTGCTGGTGGCGCTGCTACTTCAGGAACTGACGTAATGCAGGTTAACTTCTTATCAGAAAGAGCGCTTTGTACTTTAGGTGCAAACAACTTCTTCTTATTCCAAAATGCATAATAAGTAGTTTAATAATATCAGGGGGTGATTTTCACCCCCTAGATATTTTACATAAATTTTAAATTAAATCAAATGAAAAAAATAAAAAAGGTATACGAAGATAAAGTATACAGACTTAAAAGAGATGCAGCACCTCTTTCCTACATGCTGTCAACCAAACACACTAAAAGAAAAGCCTTATTATATTTTGACGAAGAGACAGGAGTCAATAGAGCTTTGCGTTACGCTAGAAATCAAAAATCTATTTTTGAAGATGAGCAAGATGGCAATGCTATATTAGAGCCTATAATTTTTGAAGAAGGAATGCTTAGAGTTGCAAGACAAAACCAAATACTTCAAGAGTTTCTTTCGTTACACCCAGGTAATGGGAATATTTTTTACGAAGTAAATAATGAAAAAGACGCTAATGCTGATATGGATGCCATGAACTTTGAATTAGAAGCTCAGGTCGCTGCACGCGATTTAAGCCTGTCTAAGCTCGAAAGTATCTCTAGGGTTATATTAGGGGTAAGAGCGGATAAAATGACGACAGCGGAGCTTAAAAGAGATATTATGATATTTGCTAGAAGAGATCCTCAAGAATTTTTAGATCTTATAAATGATCCTATGGTTGAACTACAGGATGAAGTGGTTAGATTTTTTAGTGCCACTTTGCTTCAAATGAGAAATAAAAATAGAGATGTGTATTTTAATTTAAAGAAAAATAAAACTAAAATGCTTACTGTTCCTCATGGGGAAGAGCCGTCTTATATTGTAGCGTCATATTTTCAAACAGACGAAGGAGTTGAATCCTACAAGTTGTTAAAGAAAATGTTAGACAAATAAAGGAGTATATCCTCGAATAAATCAAATCGTCTTTTTTTTATGTATCTTTGTATAAACACATGATACGATGATAAACGAAGTACGAAATGCAGTCATGGCTGTAATAAATAAAAATAACTACGGATATATTTCCCCTAGTGATTTTAATTTATTTGCAGAGCAAGCTCAACTTGATATATTCGAGGATTATTTCTATTTATACAACAATCAATTAAATGCTGAGGTGATGCGTAAATCCGGAACTGGATATGCAAATATCACTAAAGGTATTATCGAGGTTATAGATAGTTTTTCTGTGAACACATTTTTAACTCAAGCTAACGCCAACACCTACACATTACCGAGTGATTATTATTTAGTAGATAAAATATTCTACTATTCAAACGTAATAACGTCAGGAGTTTCAGACACTCCCGGATCTACATTTGTGCTTACAGATAACGATCAAACTTTTTTAAGCACAGTTCAAGTTGGAAACCTAGTCGTTAACACAACAGACAGCACACAGGCTTTTGTGACAGCAGTTGGTAGCAATAAAGAACTTGCTATAAGTGAAAATATTTTTAGCGTTGCAGGAAAAAATTATGTTATTTACTCAAATACTCACATAAGGGAAGTAGAAAGAGTTACGCAAAATAAAATATTTTATCTAACCAATTCTAATATTGCTGCTCCTACTACTATGTTCCCAGCATATGTATTAGATAGTGCAACTGGAACGGCATTAGGGAATACAGTTACCGTTTACCCTACGACTATCACTGGAGCAGCGGATATACATGCGCAATATGTCAGGTATCCTCTAGCGCCTAAATGGACGTTTACTACTTTATCAGGCGGTGAGCCGGTGTTTAATGCATCTGCAGCAGACTACCAGGATTTTGAGTTACCCACTTCTGATATGAATGGTTTAGTAAATAAAATATTGCAATACGCAGGCGTATCAATAAGAGAGGCAGATGTTGCTAAGTTTGGGCAATCATTAGAGTCAGAAGATAGATTAACAGAAACCACACAATAAGATTATGGCATACTTAACAGGTTATCAATATTATGAAAATTCAGGAACCGCTCCCACTAATCAAAACTGGGGAAGCTATCAATATGTTTCATTGGAAGATGTTGTAAATAACTTTATGCTTATATACAATGACAATCTTCAGCTTATTAATAATGTCACGAGGTATCAGGTTTTGTTTTTTGCAAAACGAGCGATTCAAGAATTGAATTACGATGCATTCAAAGAAGTAAAGGTTTTAGAGCTAGACGTTAGCGATCAATTACGTTTTGTTTTACCACCAGATTTTGTAAACTACGTAAGAATATCAATGTTTAAAGATGGAATGCTTTACCCATTGAGTGAGAACATACAAATTAATTCAGCCACAAGTTATCTGCAGGATAACAATTGCGATATTTTATTTGATGTAAATGGAAATATCTTGCAAGCTGAGTTTTCTACAGTAGACAGAGAAAGAATTGCTGGTACAAAAAAATCAATCTACTTAGGTCATGGCCCTTACAATGGAAGAGAAGGGTTCTGTGTAGATGGATGTTGGTATTTTAACTACAGAATTGGAGCTAGATTTGGATTGAATACTGAAACAGCAAACATAAATCCAACATATAGAATAGATAAAAAAGCAGGTGTAATTAACTTTAGTTCAGGTATGGCTAATCAATTATGTGTATTAGAGTATGTATCTGATGGAATGGAAAACGGAGACGATAGTGCTGTGAGTGTTAACAAATTATTTGAAGACTATATATATGCGTATATTAAATACGCTATATTAAATTCAAAGCTAGGAGTACAAGAATATATAGTTAATAGAGTGAGAAAAGATAAATCAGCTCTTCTAAGAAATGCAAAAATTCGCCTAAGCGACATACATCCAGGTAGGCTTTTAATGAATCTTAGAGGTCAATCAAAGTGGATTAAATGACAGTAATACAAACTAATTTTATTAAAGGCCGAATGAATAAGTCGGTCGATGAAAGATTACTTCCGCCGGGAGAATATGTAGATGCTCAAAATGTAAGACTTGGATCTACTGAAGACACAGAGATAGGTTCTGTAGAAAATTCAAAGGGTAATTCTCTTTTAGCGGAGCTTGTTTATGACGGGGTGGTTTTAGATCCAGCCACTACAAAATGTATTGGGACTCTGGAAGATGGTGTGAATAACACTATTTATTGGTTTGTCCATGATTCTAACAACGCTCAATCTGCTACAGGTATAGTTGATATGATTGTTTCTTACAATGTAATAAACAACAACTTAATATACCACGTAATATCTACAAGTGTTTTAAATTTTAATCCTTCGTATTTAATTAACGCAGTAAATAAAATTGACAACCTATTGTTTTTTACAGACAATATAAATCCTCCTAGATGCATTAATGTAGAAAGAGCTTATTTACCACCAACTGCATTAGATGTAGATCAAATTACAGCAGCAGAACTTAATGTTATTAAAGCGCCACCAATGAGCGCTCCTACTGTAAATCTTTTACAGTCAGGACAGGAAGAAAATTTTCTTAAAAAAAACATAATTAGCTTTGCTTACAGGTATCAATACTTAGACAACGAATACTCCGCTATATCTCAATTTAGCGACATTGCTTTTGTGCCTGACTTTTTTAGTTTAAATACCAGTGATTTGTCTAATTCAGGAATGGAGAATGTATACAATACCGCAGAGATTTCATTCAACACTGGAAGTAAATTAGTTAAAGAAATAGATTTGCTATTTAAATATGCAAACCAACCAGGTGTATATGTTATTGAAAAATTTAACAAAGGTATTTTAGGATGGTCTAATAATATAACTAGAACACAAAGCTTTAGGCACAACCAAATATATACTGCATTAGGCGACAACCAACTGACAAGACTATTTGATAATGTCCCTAGAACAGCTAAGTCACAAACGATTATGGCTAACAGATTAATGTACGGTAATTATGTTGATGGATACAATGTAAATAGTCAGTTGAATTACACCGTTGCATTAAACAGGGAATTAATTAATCTAAATGAATTTACAGGTGTATTATCAAATGGCGCTTACACTATAGACATCAGTAAAACAATAACTAATTCTGTTGCCACATTTGATTACACAGATATTGATAGTCCAGATTCATTAAAAAAAGATTCACAAATCGGTTTTCAATTTAATTTTAGATCAGCTGATTTTGATGCACCGGGCGGAGGGGCTCCCCCATATGCAGCTAATCAAGTTTTAACTGAAATCACTTTTACAATTACCCTTAATCAAGACTACAATAGTATTTATGATTTCTTTAATGGAACTTTTGTGGCTCAGCAAGTGAGCTCAGGGGTTGCAGGCCCATTTATGACTAACAATCCCTGTAATGAAACTACCTTTACAGATATTTTAAATTGCGCTATTGCAGATCAATCTACATTCTTACACTCATATTCTGGAATAGATAATAGAGATGAGGGTATAAAAATTACAACCAGTCCAGGTAGCTCATCAGTTAGTTTACAATTAGTTGCAGCTGAATTTGACGATTCTACCTCTGGTGCCGCAACCACCGACATGTATGGGTACTATCAATTTACAGCTGCACAATCAGATTACTCTTCAAGAGGAAATAGAAAAAGTCTACATAGTAATAGAAATTATGATGTGGGAATAGTATACATGGATGAATATTTAAGAAGTACTACAGCTTTAACTTCTCCAAATAATACAATTTATGTACAGCCCTCAAGTTCGATAACAGCAAACAGCTTAAAGGTTACAATACCTACTACAATGAATCCGCCAAGTTGGGCAAGCAAATATAAATTTGTGGTAAAAAGAGCGGAAGATACTTATGAAACAATATATTCAGTAATTGCATTTGATGACGACTCTACTAATTCAGTGTGGATTAGGCTTGAGGGGGATAATCAAGTTAAAACAAAAAAAGGAGATACACTAGTTGTAAAGGCAGATGTTAGTGGCCCTCTAAACACAATAGTAACTACCAAAGTTTTGGCGATAGAATCTAAAGCAAACAACTTTTTGACACCCGAAGCATCACAAGGTATTGGTAGCAACGCACCATTTATTTCAGAACCTGCGGGATTATACATGAACCTTAAACCTCAAGGCTTTACAATAACCGATGATGTAAACGGATTTTTTGATAGCGGCCAGATAGGTGGTAGGAGTGGTAAAAGAGGAGGGCCAGCAGCAAAAGCAGGAATTCCATGTTTTAAAGAAGTTATAGATGCGGGGACGGGAGCAACACAAGTTGAAAATATAGACATACCTGAAGGATCATTAGTAAACTTTGCATTAAGATTTAATAGAAATGCAAGTGACGGGGGGTTTTTAGTGGGTAGTTCAGAACAAAAAACATATGACTACAACAGAACAGTTGTTGCTTCTCAAGACTACAATTCAATGTTTGAGTTTGTTAACGGTGAGGGTATTGATTTTACAGAAGGTGTAGCGTCAGGAACTGGAACACAGCCGACTAATGCATATACTAACACTGTTGGTAATTTAGCCAGTGATTTTGACAATGTTGTTTTTCAACCTAGCAGTCCTGCAGAAAATAAATATAGATTTTATACAGTTGCTGCAGCTACACCTGCCACAGGGCCCCAAACACCCACAACTAATGGAGCAAAACTTACCCTTGGGCTTGTAAGTGGAAACGGAGGAGATAGTGGTCAAAGAACCAGAATAGAAGGCCAGATAACAATTAATATAGGTACAGCTTCACTGATATTAGAAACACAGCCCTTGAACGCTGACTTAGATATATACTATGAAAACGACGAAGTGTTTGAAATTACAGGAGGGTTTCATCAATCTGGAAGTAAAACAGGAGATCAAAACCAAACCGGTGCACAAGCAGGTATTGTAAACCTAGGATTCTTTGATTGTTTTTCATTTGGTAATGGAGTTGAAAGCTATAAATATTTAGACGATCTTGATGGCTCAAGCTTTAATCTTGGTCAAAGAACTACTTCTGTTTCTGAAGAAGATTACAAGGAGGCAAATAGATATGCAGGGGTAACATATAGTGGATTGTATAATGCAAACACAAACATTAATAGGTTTAATGAATTTAATTTAAGCGACGGAAACTTTAAAGATTTAGAAAAATCATTTGGAGATATTGAGGTTCTTCATTCATTTGAAACAAACCTATTAGTATTACAAGAAGATAAGATCTCAAATGTATTACTTAGTAAACAAGCTCTGCAAGCAGCTGAAGGATCAGGAATTGTAGCTACATCTACAGCAGTATTAGGAACTCAAGTAGCTAGAATAGAAGAATACGGAATTAGTAATAACCCAGAGAGTTTTGCTGCATATGGAGATAGTAGATATTTTACAGATACCAAGCGTGGAGCAGTTATACAGCTTAAAGGAACAGGTGGTGTAAGTGATAGATTAACTTTAATATCAGAACTTGGAATGAGAAGTTACTTTAGAGATAATTTTATTGCCTATCCTGATACACAAAAAATTGGAGGGTTTGATCCTTACATGAATGAGTATGTATTAAGTTCTAATACAGTTGGATTACCTAATGCTTATCAAGCAACTACAGAAATACCTGTTAGTTGTGGTGCTGTTTTTGGGCCTGCTGAATATAGCGACCCTATTATATACAATGTTGATTTAGGGGAAGCGCAAGGTAATGTTGTGGTTGATTATAAAATCACAGGAACTGTAACAATTGCATATGAGTGGAGTTCAGTTACAGGAAGTGTTCCAGGAGCAACAGGTGTAGGTAGTTTTAATTTTAACAAGACTACATCTACCCCAACTAATTTAAAAATTACAATAACCCCAACAGGATCCTACACAGCAAGAATACAAGTGGCTTGTCCAACTGTTAGTGAGTTAACTATCGTGAGTGTAGCACTAGGATCAGCATCAGATGATGGGTTGTTTATACACGATGAATTTTATTGGAGTGATGGAACAACTGTAAGTCCAGTAGAAAGCACTCAAACCTCATTTAGCTTTTCACCTTTTAGCACAAACAGACTAGCAAGGTATACAAGTATTACAGGATTAGAATCTGAAGGTATATTCCCTCCTAGTGGAGCAGCCGTGCGCATGGCTTCAAACAAAATAGATTTTGATACTTTAAACTTTACACCATCTTCAGGATACTCCGGTGCTATTCCAACGCCTCCACCAGCACCTGATTATTTTTCATTCTTAGTATCCAACACACTATACACGTCTTCTCAAACAGACATCAATGCATTAGTGGCCGCAGCCACAGCCGCTGGCAATGACATTGACACTGTAACCAATCCTTCAACAGGATACTATGAGGCTAGCTTTACATACAACAACCCAAGTAATCAAACGTATTTATATTTAATATACAATTACGCAGGAGTAGCTTCAACTACTTTAACATTTGGCGCAACATCATTGATCGCTTGTTGTACAGGTGCTAGCGGAACATACTATTTAAACAGCGCAAGTTTTGCAACTGCAACTTCAATATTCACTGACTCAGGGTTAACAACTCTAGCCACCGATGGTTTCTACAAAAGCGGATCAACTGTTAGAGAGTTATCAAGCGGAGTTCTTGGAACTGCGGCTACTTGCTCAACTTGTAATTATATTTATATTTCTGCGGTGAGATCAAGCACCACTGATTTATGTACTAATAATTACGTTATGACGGTACAAGCACAAACTGTAAGTAACAATGCATTTGCTAGTGTAACAGCGGGAGACGTATTAACTGTTCTGCCTGCGGGATTACCAGGGTTTATAGCGTATAGTGCCGTGAGTGGTGAAGACACAGCAACAGGTACTACATATAGAATTGCTCAGGTAAATGCCAGTGGAGAAATAATAACATTATATTATGGAGGAACAGGGGTTTGTGGTAATCCATTATAAAATAAAGATATGGCAGCAGTAACATTAACATATAGCGAAACTTCAAAAGGATGGCCATCCTTTTATTCATTCATTCCTGAAAAAACAATTGGAATGAACAACTACCTTTATTCATTTAAAGGAGGAAAGTTGTATAGACACAATACTAATGCCCTTAGAAATAATTATTATGGGGTTCAATATAATTCAAGTATATCTAGCATATTTAACACAAAACCTTTAGAAGTTAAATTATTTAAAACTATATCATTAGAGTCGAACAGCCCGTGGGCGGCAACATACAGTTCTGATATGCATAATCCAGGTGGAGATTTATTAGCTTCTTACTTTGTACAAAAAGAAACTGATTGGTTTTCGTTTATTAGATCAGCCACCCATACAGTTAATTTTAATTTAAGATCTGCAAATGGATTAGGCGATGTGAGTAGTATCGATTCAAGTGTTCCTGCAGCTGTTGTTCTTACATTTACATTTAACATAGGGTCTATTATTTCTATCGGAGACAAAGCATATCACGGGAACACACCTACGTTTGCAGGAACGGTAGTGGCAACAACTACTAACACGATAACTATTGATACCACAATAGGTGGATCGGTTCCTCCAGGTGGAGCATTTATTTGCTACATAAAAGATAGTGTAGCGGAATCACATGGAGTACGAGGTCATTACTTAGAGTTTACCCTTACAAATACAGATACAGTTGCAAGAGAACTATTCGCCGTCAAAAGCAGCATGTTTAAAAGTTACCCTTAAAATTTGTATCTTTGTTGTTAATATTTTAAATTTACCAATATGGCAGAAGGAAAATTTGCACAAGCAATGTCAAGTGCATCAGCAGCCCTGGGTGTTGTAGGTGCTGCGTTTGGATTAGCCGGAAGCATCTCACAATACACTACGGCTAACAGAGCGTTAGAGAGAGCTAATAAAGAAGCGGCTTTAGCTGTTGCTCAAGCCAGAGATAAGATTAGTAAAATTCCTATGCTAGAAAAGGGTATACCTGCAATAGCCACAGAACAAATACAAAAAGATGCGTTAAGACAAAGAAAACAATTGCTTGATGCAGTTAGAGGTTCAGGTCAAAGAAGTGTGCTAGGAGCAGCTCCAACAATCGGAGAACAAATATTAAAAGAAAAAGAAACACAAAGAGGGGCTATTGAAAAACAATTACAAGCTCGTGAAGATGAAATAGTTAAAGCTAAGCAAGCTCAACAAGATACAGAGCTTGAGATGTTAACTGCAGCAGGCACAGCGGCTCAACAAAGAGCGGCGGCCGCAGCAAATCAAAAAGCAGCGGCAGTTGGTTCTGCTATTTCTTCAGCAGGTTCATTAGCTGGATCTATAATGGAAGGTTCAGAATTATTTGGTGGAGAAAATAGAAGGCAAGATAACGCCCTTAAAGGTATAATTGCAGACGCAGACACTGATGTAAACTTAGATGAATTTAGAGATTATGTAACTAACCTAACTGATTCAGAAGGGGTAACTTTGTCTCAAGAAGCTTTAACGAATACCATAAATGATCCTAATAACACATTGCTTGAGGATTTTATAGCATTGCAAGGTAAGGGTACAGATGTAGATACGGGTGTAACAACAGGACAACCAAGTTAATATGGCAAGCAATAAAACTTATTACAACCGAGGTGGCAATAGATTTACCGGTATGTTTGACACTGGTGAGCAATTTA